GGGGTAAATGCCAACGTCATTGCCTTGCGGCGAATGACCGTGTTTTCAACAAACGTTGTTGACCAGCGCGCCCGGCAGGTAGAGCTTCTCGTACCAGCTGAGCTTCAGTACTGGCTTGGGCTGCCAGCAGACGCGGGCTTGTGCCCCGCATGGCATCGCGCTGTAGGCCTGCATCATGTCCTGGTCAGTGCGTATCAGGCTGGGCGGGAGCCCAGCGGTGAATGCTACCATGTCCTTGTAGTCCTCTCTGGAGCCGCTCGGGCTGTTGATGCACCTGTCGGCCAGGTCCAGCTCATCGCGAGCCCCTGGCTGCACTGTGGGTATTTTGTCGATAGTGCGTGTCGTCACTAGCTGTTTGTCGCGCTTGCGTGTAGCTTCAGACAGTATCTGGGCAAAAGCGCTTGCGGCGGCGGCGGCCTTGATGTGTGGTTCGCCGTACTTTGAGACCAGCACTGGGTAGCGGGCTCTCATATAGTTGCAGAAGTCTTTGGCTGCCAGGCTCTCTTTCATCGCTGTGGTTGGGCCCACCGGCTCAGACCTGCTTGGTGAATCGACCGTGCAGTTCCCGAATAGGTCAGTTGCCGCCAGCTGTGCGCGCCAGTCTGCAGCCTCTCCAACGAGCCAGTTGCAGCACGAAATGGCCAGCTTCCTAGCAACGGCGAGGTCAACCCCACGCCTGCATATGCCAGCGGCGGAAGATGCCACCTGTGAGGCTATCTGCTCTTTGATGTAGCTGCTGCTCTTGTACCAAGAGCCAGACACGAAGTTGATGAGTGCGGGAGCAAGTGGCTGCTTGGGCAGCCCGCCTCGTGAGAACATGTTGTACTGTAGGAACTCTCCATGGTCTGGACTGAGCATGAGTTTGCGCACCTGCAGCCGGTGTCCCTGAGCTTGCAGTTCGTCGATGTAGGCTATGGCCTGCAGCCACGTGCAGCCGACGAGTAGCTCGTCATCACCACAGCACCTGAAAAAACAGTCAGTGTCGATCTGTCTTCCGCCGCAGGCTGCCTTCCATGCTATGTTGGCATACGCCAGGTGCAGGGTTGTGTTGTCTTTGGCAGTATCTCTTTCTCCGCTAGACAGCCCTTGAGCGATCCTTGTGCCGTTGATGTAGTGGTTCTCGTGAGCACGGCACATCCAGTCAGCTGCCTGTGCCATCTGTTCCTTACCAGCTGCACGTAATGCATTGCTGGAGATTGCTGATAGCAGGCATCGTGTGAGTATCGTGTGCGTCTTGTTGTAGTCGGCGTAGTCAACGCAGAGCACCAGTTTTTCTTCAGATGCTTGCTTCAATGCCACCATTGCCTCGAGCACATCGTTAGGACGTTGTCTCATTACGCTGCCACGTATCGAGTGGGTCTTTTCGGCACCAGCGCTGGCGTATGAGGCTATGAGGTAGCTGGTGTCGTTGGCAGCATGCAGCGGCCTTCTTTTGAGACCGGGTTCGTTTTTGGTTGCCGCACGTGCGTTGATGGCAGGCGGTTGTTTGAGGAGCTGCTCAAGGTCAAGTGGCTGTGTGGCCCAGACCATCTTTTTACTGTTGACCAGCACTTTCGGGTCTAGATCGCACTGCTCAGCAAGGGGGTACCAGCTGCCTGTCTTTTCGGAGCTGGTGCCGCCTGGCATCCAGATGGCCCTCGTGTTTTTCCACTGTGCTGGCGACTGCTCGCCGGGGCTGGTGCGGTTCATAGCTTCGGTTATTACCTGGTGTAGCTCGTAATGCAGCGCACGGTACCAAGCGTCCCGGCTTAGTTCAGGACCCATCGCATGAGTAACGCTCACACAAGACCGCTGTTCGATCTCTTCTTGGATGTCGTGGCCTCGGAGGTCGCGGCCCATCAGCGTCTTTATGCGCCCAAACAGGACGTAGGATCCACTGGTGCCTGACATTCCGCAGCCGGCTCTTCTGGTTATCTGTTCAGCCTCAGGTATGTCCTCATCCAGCCAATTCTCAAGCTTGGTTCTTGCGCATTTGCAGGCTATGGCGTGCTCGCCAGCTTCAGTGCAGGCTCGCAACCAGAGTAGCAGAGCAGACACACAGTAGGCAGGCTGGCCCTTCTGGTTGTCAAGGCAGCTTACTTCACAGGCAGTCAGTGGTGCCAGGGAGTTGATCACTGATAGTAGGGACACTCGCATCCTCCCGCGGAAGCCTGTCGGTGGTTCAGGGTAGCCAGTTGCCATCTCGGCTGTTGCCTCTACGTTTCGCGGGCTGCCCCGACAGACCTGACTTGGCTTTCTGAACCAAGCAGCCAGTTCACCAGACATGCAGAAGCGGCGCTGCACCGCAGTGGTGCGTAGTCCGGCCCTAGCAAAGGCCCTGACATGCCTGCAGCAGCGTCCTACACCCTCTAAGAAGGTGGTGCCACTGTGGAGTCCAGGAAGTGCAGTCTGCTTACATCGATCGCAC